AGATGAAACATTTTTACCGGCACCAAACTCTGTACCTGATGTTGTTGGTGTCTGTGAAATACCAGACTTTTCAGCAGCAGAACTCATTCCTGCCGTAGCAGAAGATGGTGGTGCCGGTTGTGCTTTAATGCTCGTTGAACCAGGTGTTGTGCTGGTTGAAGATGTGGTAGATGGTGCGGTAGTAGATGTCTTACCAACACTTGTTACCTTTTGCTGTGAAGCAGGAATATACTTTTCAGTACCTTTGGCAGGGTTTAAGTTAGTTTGATATTCTTTACCTTTATAGGTAAATTGACCTTGGGAACTACCTGCTTCTTTTCTTGCCGCGGCAAATGCCTGCTTGAAAGAAGAAGGTTCTGCTTTTGAAGTAGGTGTTGGTTCTGCTTTAGAATCCCCAGGCATTACAGATTTTACAGCCTTTGAGATATATGGTGTATCAGCAGCAGTTGAAAGTGATTTCATACCAAGTTTTGGAGCAACAACATTATCTCTGTAATCTTTTACTTTTGCCATTGCTGATTTTAGTCCAGGAAAATTATCACCAATAGATTTACCTATTGCTCTGCCTGTTTCAGTACCAGTTGCTAATTGGCCCAAACTATAAGAAGCAGTAGCAGCACCAACAACAGGATTACTAGCAATACCAGCAACTCTACTTGCTAGACTTTTAGGTGCGGCAGATGCGGCCGCAGAAACGGGTGAAGTAACAGGCACGCTCTTACCCATATTCATCATTGGACCTTTCATAGCAGACATATTTACAGGAGGTTTTGGCATCATTTTAACAGGATTGACTGTTGTTTGTGCCGCCACTTTATTAAGTGGTGCAAATCTTGCACCAACAGAAGGTCTGGTTGCTGCCGCTTTTTGGACGCCTGCTTTTGCAGGTCCTTGAATAGCAGGAGGATTAATCATATCTACCGCCATAGCAGCTTCAAAGACCGACTTACCTGTTTCCAGTGCGTCTAGAAAGACTGATCTTCTTTCATATACTTTGCGAGAAGTTTGGCCTTGATTGATTCCTTCATGACCTCTTCTGGAAGATTCTTTGGTTTTGTATGTGAACCAAGACGGCGCTTGATGTTACCTTTTAGTGTGGTAGTATCTTGCTTATGGACTTTTCCACTCTTTGTCTTACGAGCAGCAGAACCTAATCTCTGGTCACGGGCAATGGAATCTTCTTTGCCACGATCTTCGCCACGACGGATTAGATTACCAGTATCACGGCCACCTGCACGTTCGGCGTGCTTGGCTGTTTCTTTACCAAACTTTCTCTTGATTAGACCGTGTAGTTTAGATGTATCACGCTCCTCGCCTTCTTTTTGTCTATAAGCGGAGATTGCTCTACCCTTTGATACTTCATCAATCTGTGTTTCTTCTGTAGCCTTGACAACACCATATCTACCTTTGATTTTATCCATGGCAAGTTTCACGCCTTTTTCACGCTCTAGTTTTTCTTTGCCATAGTTTGCGTTGGCGGCCTTACCAACATAAGATCCTAGAGTTGTCTTTTTTAGTTCATCCAACTTTTCTTCTTTCATAGCACCGATTTTAGCAGCAAGGCCTGCTTTATCAGAAGCAGATGGACCTGATGTGTTTACTTTTGGTGCTGTTGAAGAAACAACTGGTTTGTTGTCTTTGGTTACAGCGCCACCACCGACAACATCGGAATCCATAGCACCTTCTTCCATTCTTTTACCCATGGCATTACCGATTGCCTTGCGGCGGTTTAGAAGGTACTTGTCGGACTTGTCGTGGTCACCATCGTTATCGATGTCTTTATCTTCACGACCGACAGGATCGAGTGGTTTACCTTCTTTCATGCACTTATATGCCTCTTCAATGGCAGCATCATAAGCAGCAAGGTCCTCACGGACAACTGCATTGCGTGAATAAACACCAAACTGTTCATTTACATATGCTTCGGCCTGACGGCGAGTTTCACCGTCCTGCTGTGCTTGTTTAACCGCCTCTACAAGCGGGTCCTTATGGGTAGAATTAAATCTGTTATTAAACATTTTGGTTCCCTTTTAAATTAATGATAATTATATATTATTATTTAGTATATTTATGTTTTCTTTTTCTGAATAGACTAGTTTTTTCATCTTCTGCATTTATATCCGGTCTTATATCTTCTACATTACCGGAGTTAGGTGTAGCGCCTTGACCACCACCTGCATATGGATCCACTAGACTTTCATATTGTGCTTTCTTTAATCTCTCGGCCGTTTCCCTAATCTTTTGTTCGGCCAACTTTCCATATTTCTCTTTAAATCTTCTTTTAGTTTCTTCTTTGACCATCCAACGACCTATTGGATCGTTAATAACGGATGGACTAATACCCACACTAAAGTCATCAAATGGTGTGCCGAAACCTGGACTCTTTGCGAATCCTATTTCTTGGCCTATTCTATCAGCACTGATTTGTAAACTTGGTGAAGGACCTTTACTTTGGTTCTTCTGTTCATTTTTCATCTTATTCTTAAATCTCAATACTTTCATAGGTCTAAACCCAATTGTTTGACCTGGTGTGTCTTTCTGGTAGCGGTGTGTAAGTTTAGGTGTGCCCCAATTACCAGCACCACCGACCTCGTTTAGCATTTGTTCAAAATTACGGTCGGCATCGGATAGTGTAAACTCTACAATTTCCTTTGATACTGATTCCATAAGTTTTGACCAAGTATCTGCAATGTCATTTACATCAAAATCATTCTTGACCTCAATGACTTTTTCAAATAGTCTATCATACTTTTCTAAATTGATTTGTGCCGACTGCCACTTTGAGAAGCGGACATTTTCAGCAATAACTCGGCCACCCTTAGTGGCACGGGATTCATTTCTCTGTTTTGAAACTTCGTCTGATGTATTAACAAAGACCATCATGGTTTTATAACCAGCGGATTCTAGAATATCTTTGATTTGTCTGGTTTGTTCATAACCTGACATGGTACCGTTTACAACGAGATTTTCACCGGTACATTCATCAAGTTTAAAGTTTTCTTGTGATACTTCCTTGAAACCGTGTGGTAAAATAGCCTCTTTGAGAACCTTATCTTTACCGGAACCTGGTACACCGCCCAATAGAATGGCATAGCCTTCAATAACGAATGACTTACCAAACATATCTGGGTTGGACTTACCAAACCAACGCATTACCTTACCTGCTTCAGAGTTGGCCTCGTTCTCAATATCGGAACCAGTTGAACCTTCATGTGCGATATCTTTTCCTAAACGACCGTCAAGGTTCTGTTTATGGTGAACTAACTCATGTGCTACGGTTCTAAAGATATCCATCGGATGGCGGTTTTTAGTCATAACAACAAGTTTCTTTTCACCAGGTGCATAACCACCAAAAGATGGTTGGTCACCATGGTCGTCTGGTTCTTTATAGATGACCTCTGGCATTTCATCAAAACCAAGTTTGTCAGCGGTAAACTTCATGAATGACTTTAGATGACCATCAAATTCCTTGCGTGTCATATCTTCATTTAGTGCTTGTTCTTTTAGTTGTGCCTTTGTAGCGGAGAAAATCTGTCTTACTAGTGATTTATCCCTGGCAGCAGATGCTTTGGCAAATGTAGCGAAGTCACCTCTACGGACAGCGGCGCGCAGGTCTGTACCTGAAATACCTTTTTTACGAGCACCAGATGAAACAACCTGAAAATGTTTAAATGGATAATGCTTCTTAGGATCAAAATCTTTGTCTGTTCTTGGTTTTACATATTTACCAAGTTGTATAGTAAACTCTCTTACACGATCATCACCAACAACAAATGTAACATCTTCATAACCTTGATCTGCTAGTTTCTTGGCAATAGCAAATGCTGTTTTCATAGATGGATCATCCACAAAGTTTACACCAGGGAAAATCTGGCGAAGAAACGCCATCTTCTGTTTTGGTGCCAATGGATTCTTGGAAGGATCGTGTGATTGGGAAGTATAGATACGATGCTCGGCACCTTTTTTCTGTGCCAGTTTTACCGCATATGTAATTAATTCTGCGTGGCCTGTGGTAGGCGGATTATATCGGCCGAATGTGAATACTATTTTTTTCATATCTTTCCCTCTACAGGATTATATTGTTATTTATACTTTTTCTTTTCTCTTACCTTTTTAACAATCTTTTTAATTGTCTTAACGATAGGCATTGGTTTTGTTTCGGGATGACCCGTCTCGCAACCGCAATCTTCTTTAATCTTTGTCATCCCGTAAACCTCGTTGATGTGCCTTTTTCTGAATCTACTAAATATGCTTCAAACGAAATCTCTGGATGTAACTTGGCCAGTTTAAGCAATAGACTTAGATTGCCAGGATGGTCATCCCACATTCTTATTCTTTTATATAGTCCGCTTGCGATATATTTACGAATAACTACACCTTTTGAAAGAGGTGAGTTGGTGCCTTTACTCTTTACATTACCTGCCCGTTCGACATGTACCTGGTCGATAGGGAATCCATGTTCTCTAAACTTTTTTAGAAACAGGTCTTTGTCTTTCAAATCGGACCTAGCGGTGATGATAATGGTTTTAGAGTTTGTTTCATTATGAACCGTTTGCTGTGCCCGTCTAATCATCTTCTCAATAGGTGTAGCAGTATCATAGAAATGTTTACCAGAACGGAACTCACCATAGTCAAACTTTTCACCTGGTTTTAATTTATAATGAAGTAATTCTCTGGTGTCTAGTTTACGAAGAACTTTACCATCTTTTACAACGGCGGTTCTAGCAGTAGACATAAACAAGGTATCATCAATATCAAAAATATTGAGTGTTATATTTGCTTTTGATTCATTTATATATTCTAAGAATGATTTCATTTTCCCCAGTTCTTTGTGGCGAGGAAGTTTGTTCTTGAAAATTCCATACGGTCTACCAATTTAACAGCATCACCACCAGAACTCCAAGCAGCAACATATCCTTCTGGTGTAGTTACTCTAAAACCACCTTCAGGTGTATGAATAAAGGTACCAATATCGTTAACCTGATTAAACTTACGAATCAACATAGTTTTGGCATCAATGAAAAGGTTCTGCAACTCGAAAATGCTTTTTAGTCCGACCCTGTTCTGATGAAACCAACGCATAATCGCATCTTTTTCTCTTTTACGATTGGCTTTGGTATCAGGACGTTTGGCATCATTAATAGATTTGTTGTATTTATCCGCAATGAAATTCATAACCTCATTAACAAAGTTTGGTCCCATATGCTGACCAGCACGAACCTTCTGGTTCATATAGGTCATAATAGGCACACGGTATGTTTCATTTGTTGCGAGTTGATTTAATAGAGAAGCAGGGATGGTTCTAAACAAACCACCGGCCTGTGTGAGAATACTGGATAGTCTATCGTTCTCAGATTTTGTTAACGTGGCACGACCAGTAACATCCATAAACTTGTTCTCACGATACCAAACATTCTTAGATGGTCTTAATTTCCCTATGTTAACATCGAAATGAGTTTGGAGAGTAGACATAGAGGAACCGTGATAAGTAGTGTGAAAAACAATTCCCATTCGAGAAGAAAGTACCTGGCGAGAGAGTGTCGTACCTTCCGGAACAGCATACGTGATCGTGTTAGGGCGAAACGTGATATATTTTTTACCATCTATGGTTTCCGATTTTAGTTCATTTCGTGAATACATAAAATCACCATGAATGATATCAGTAATACCTAGTTCTGGTAGGTATTTCAACGCAGTCTCTAACTTTTCTGCCAAACCACCGCTATGATTACTCCGAATATCAGCAACGGTGTAGTTAAGTTTGGCATTCTTGGCAAATATTGATTTAGAACCTACGAAGAACTTTCCGTTTTCAGGATTGATACCGGCATAGAGTGCCGGTGCACCATCGAACTTAGTTCTAAGAATAAGACCACCACGGGCCTCTTTTAGTGTTTTGCCATCATCGGCAAACATATCTCTTAACGAGATTAAAAACTGTATAGCATTGCGAGTGCCAGCAACACCACCTTCAAGAACGGCATCCTCGATATGTGTGAGGTGACGATCTTTCTCTGCGGCAGACTCGGTTAGGTGTTGTTTGAATTTAAGCATTACTTTTTAACACCTCTATACAAAAGTTTGAGACCAACAAATGTTCCTAACTTACCTTTTGGTTTTGACCTACGAAATTCTGAATCGGATCGAATAGTCATTAATAATGTAATCTTTTCTTTCTTATTATTGGTAAGATCAATAAACCATTCTTGTACCGAATCCTCTTTCAGATATGCCTTGGCAGATGTAGCCAATCTTATGAATGAGGCGAGTTTATCTTCATTTATATCATATTTCTGCCCTATTGCCTTTACAAGGACTAAAGGACATTCTACTTTCTTACTATCACCGCTTTCAAGTCTAAACTCTTCTCTAATCCATTTTTTTGTGGTGTCAAAGTTTTTGTTG